GGCAGTGGATATGATCCTTTCGTAAAGATGCAACAGCTGATTGAGCAACTGTTTGGTGACGATAGTTATTCGTCTGCCATCAGTGTTGGTGGAGCTAGGGCAGCCTATGCTGGGGGCAAGATGTCGCACATGGCGGCAGGCGGTATTGGTGGTGGAGGAGGTGGTAGTTTTGGTGCTGGGGATGTTGTTCGCCGTGGTGCTTTACCTCGCAGAATGGGTGGTCTTGCTGGTAAGGGACCTTTATTCCGACCAGGAGTTGGCCCTAGAGCTAGGCGTGCTGATGTAGATTTGACTCCTCTACCAGAAGCAGGCGAAGCTGCTCTAACGAAGGATCGGGCTGGGTATACAGCTGAATTGGCTCGCAATCCTGAGTTGGCTGCTAGAATGGCTCAAATCTCTTTGGGTGAGAACCGAAATCCTAGGGCCAATCTTGCGGTGATTGAGACGATTATGAACCGGGCCTCTTCTCGACATACGTCTTTGTTAGCGCAGATGCAGCCCACGACTGCTGGGGGTTATTATCCTCCTTCAACTTTTGCTGGTGGGCGAGGAGCGAACGAAGCTCAACTCAAGATGGCGTACGAGAATATGCGCCGAGCACTGGGAGGCTCCAATATTTCTCGCTACGCAACTGACAATTCCTCCCAAGGTCTTGCTTACACTGAGCGGTATGGCGGGGCGATGGGAGGCTACGGTCGTCCTGGTCAGCGTCCTGGTAAGTTTACTTTCGCGTCAGAGTTTGGTGGTCGAGGTGGTACAGGCTCCCCGGGCATGGAGACGTTCTTCTCTCCTGGCTGGGGAGACGCTGGTCCGGGGGGACGTTTGGAAAAGTATCGAAGCTGGCGAGAGGATTTAGCCAAGGTTCAGAAACGGGAAGATGAGGCAGCGCGAAATCGTTTAGCAATTGGCGAAGCTGCTGCTGGTTTGAGAGTGGAGGGAGGAGCCTCGCTCGATGTCAAAATTGCTGCTCCTCCTGGTGCCAAAGTCGAGGCAGCGGGCGGAGGCATCTTCAAGAAAACCAATATAGAGAGGTCTGTGCAGATGGCACCGGCACACGGTGGTCCTCCTGAAACTGGCTACCCGTTTGGAGGAACTTGATGGCTGCTCCTAACATCAATGGCTATCCTAATCACGAGTGGCGTGCGTCTTTGCGACGTGCGTCTTTCCGTGGTGTACCATTCTATGTTCAGCAGAACACCAAGCAGTCCGGCCGTCGTACGGCGACGCACGAGGCACCCAAGAACGACATTCCCTATTCGGAAGACATGGGTCGTCGTCTTTATCGGTTCATGGTCATTGGGTACATCGTTGGTCCACACTACTTCTCCGGCGGATCAGACGCAGCCGGCAATCCCTCGCCAGGAACGTTCGCAAAGGACCGTGACAATATCGAAGCCGCTCTTGAGGATCGCAAGAGTGAAGGTCCTGGTGTGTTGGTGTTGCCGACGCGCGGTCAGGTGGGTGTCATCAGTAATCTCTTCACGTGTCTTCAGTACACGACACTGGAGAAAGAGCTTTGGGGTGGCTACGCTGAGATCGAGATGTTCTTTCAGGAGTACGGCTCTCCCAATCTAGCCGCACCAATCTTCGTTTCACCACCTGACGTGTTGGGTGCGGCCAAGGGTGCTGGTGATGCAGCGGTGGCTCTTGCGGCGGCGAAGATCACTCCGGCTACACCGTTGCCGTTTGGGGGCACGTGATGAAGAAGACTGAGCTTGAGCAATCAGAAGCTGTCGTCAATCAGGTGCTCGATATCTTAATGGACACAGTGCTTACGTCGTCATCTGCCACGACAGAAGGTGCCAAGTTGAGGCTCGACGTTGGCAATCTTCAGGCCAACGTCGCTACTCAGATTGGCGACGGAACCGTGACGACTGCGTTGCAGAATTGCTTCGCTGACGCGACGGCTGCTGGTGCTACTCTGCCACAGATGAATGGTGCTCTTGGCCAGATTAACGCGATCGTTGGTCCTAATCCTACGGCAGAAGCCATCGTGCAATTGTCCGTGGTGCTGGCACTGACGGAGGCTTCCAAGATCATCGCGGCGATGTCGTTTACCGATCGCGAAGGTGTGGAACAAGTGCTTGCCACGATGAACGCCGCGTTCGAGCCAGCGATCGAGAACGCAGCGGATACCAACGGTGCCAGCGATGTCTACATAGCGTTGATCGCTCTTCAGTCGCAGGTGGTTCAGTATCTCTTGCTGTCGGAACAGCCACTACCGTTCCTGGTGGAGTATCAGGCTGCGCGTTCACTGCCTTCTCTCACTCTAGCGATGCGTCTCTACGCTGATGTCACAGATGTGGAGACACTGGCTGACGAGTTGAAGATGCAGAATGTCGTGATAAATCCTGCCTTCATGCCCGCACAGGGTATAGCGTTGTCGGCACCTTAAAAATGGCGTTCACCCCAAAGGCTGTTCCGAGACTAGAAGAGTCTGCCCTTGTCGTTGCGGGTGATGAGACCTGGGCGAATTGGGAAACGGTCATGGTACAGCATCGCTGGATGGAAGCGTTCTACATGTTCGAGTTTTCAGCCATCGAGCCTGCGACTGAGCCACGTAAGCTGGCTCAATTGAAATTCAACGTGGGACAGAAGGTTGAGATCACGTTGGGTGGCAAGACTGCCATTGATGGTGGTGTCATCACCATTCGTCAGTCGGCGATGGATCCCGAGCGTCATGGTCTTCAGTTGATCGGCAAGAGTTACTCGTGGCAGTTTGCCAAGTCCTCCATCGTGGGAAAGAATGCTGGAGGATACGACTTCTCGGGTAAGGGCATCGTCGAGATAGCCAAGATAATCGCGGGGGAAACCGGAACACCGGTGCGCACTGTTGGCACGGTGGACAACAGCCCGTTCAAGGACCTCGCCTCGGCTCCCGGAGAACCCGCCTGGGACTTTCTCGAGAAGGCTGCTCGGCAGAAGGGTGTTATTCTCGGTGCAGACGAGTCCGGTATATTGCTGATTGGTCCTCATGGACAGAACCAAGGTGACGACATCGTTGAAGCCCAAGGCGGCAACGTCAAGCGTATCAACGTGACGATCTCCAACGAGTTCGCCTTCTCCAATTACTTCGCCGTGGGCCAGAACAAAGGCTCCGACGAAGAGAACGGTGAAGCAGTCTCTCAAATGGCAGCAGGACCCATAAAGGGTCGCGACGTGCTGCCGTCGTATCTCGTTGCTCCGGCCGAGACGCCAGTCAACTCCGGGGACTTGCAGAAGCGTGTTCGGTTCGAGGCTCAAATCCACGACGCTACCGAGGTCAAGATCACCGTGGTCGTGTATGGTTGGCTTCAGCCTCGGAGTGGAGATCTGTGGCGAGTGGGTGACAGCTACAAGGTCAACGCTCCGGATCACCTGCCTGACGAGTGGAACAATCAGTCTTACGCTGCGCAGACGGTCACGTTCCAGCAGGATGAGAAGAACGGAACGACCACGACGCTGGACTTGGTGTTGCCTTGGCTCTTGAACGGTGCGTACTTCGGTAACACACTGCCTGGTCCTCCGGCTCCGGCTGATGAAGTTCCGTTCGGTATCGCGCCACCGCCTGGTGCTACACCGCTACCGTTTGGAGGAACATGATGTGGGACATGACTGCTCGTGGTGTTTCGTTCCGCGCCTATAGCGCGGGTGGTGCACGCGCGACGGTGCAGTCACTCGACACCACGAAGCTGATGTCGGAGATGACGGGAACGCTGTTCGCTGGCGAGATGAGACAGGCCATGGAGTTCTTCGAGCAGTACGGCATTACGTCAGCCATCGTCAATAAGAACTCGGACGGTGTTGCCGAAGCCATCATGTCTTTCCTCACCGGAGCGCGATCCCATGCTGCTCCGGGTGCCATCAACGATCGTCGCTACCGTCCGCTCGGCCTCATGCAGGGTGAGACTGCTCAGTACGACGACATCGGGCAGATGACACTGCTTCGCCGGACCGGCACCTATGTCCTGTCACTGGACGGGCAAGGTGGTGCCAATCCCGAGACGCCTGGTGCCAAGAATGACAACCGAATGGTCAGCATGAGGCACGTGCAGAAGCAGAAGCAGCAGCGCACGCCTATGTCTATTCCGGGTGGTGCCGGCGGAGGTGGTGGTGCTGCACCTCAGGCCCAGACGGCAGAGAAGATCCAGCAATATAAGCACGAAGGTGAGACCGTCAACACCGAGGTGCGTTGCGATGCGGGACACGTCTATGTCGTAGACGGCACTAGTGTTGTTGCTGTCTACGACAAGAAGGCAACGCAGTGGACGTTCTACTCCAAGGGAGACTTCAATGTCAACTCTCAAGGTGGTATGAATATCCTCGCGAAAGGCATCATCGAGATTGACAGCCAAGCGAAGATCAACTTCTGCGGTGGTGGTCCATTGGTTGATCCCTTCAGTGTCTCACCGGGAGGCAAGCCTCCTCAGAGCAGTCCAAGTGCATCATGAACTACAAGAAGAAATCCGTTCTGGTTGTGGACAACGGTCTGTTTCTGCATTTTGCTGAGAGCATTGCAGAGAGCTTCGGTACGGTCTACTACTGGTCGCCTTGGGTGTGCTCTTTCCCCAAGTCCAACTCGTTGATCGTTGGTCAGGGTGTCCCCGGAGTAACACGCGTCAAGTCCATTGACGAAGTCGTTGACGACGTGGACCTGATCGTGTTCTTGGATGTCGGGTACGACCAGATGCAGGCTCGTCTCGCGCGGTCAGGCAAGCTCGTTTGGGGTGCGCGTCTTGGCGAGCAGCTGGAACTCGATCGTATCTTCGCCAAGGAACAGGCTGCGGATCTGGACATACCAATCGGGCCGTATCAAGTCCTAAAGGGTGTTGCGGATTTGAGAGGGTATCTCAAAGAAAATAACGACCAATTCGTGAAGGTGTCCACGCTGCGTGGTGATGCTGAGACGTTCTACTCACCAGAATATCGCATGGTGGAGCCTCGCCTCGACGAGCTAGAATATGTTCTCGGGGCACGAAAGAACTGGACGGATTTCATCGTGGAAGCTGCCATCCACGACGCGATCGAGATCGGGTACGATGGCTACACCGTGGACGGAATGTTCCCGAAGAAGTCTCTGTTTGGTGTGGAGATCAAGGACAAGGGCTACCTTGGCCAGGTGGTTCCGTATGACGGTCTTCCGGCTGCGCTGATAGACTGCAACGCGAAGCTGTCCCCATATCTGAGAGAGATGGACTATCGCGGTATCTTCTCTTGCGAAGTTCGCGTAAAGGGCAGTGACTACTTCTTCTTGGATCCCTGCTGCCGGATGCCTTCTCCTCCGGGCGAGCTCTACGGAGTGATGATCTCCAACTGGGCGGACATCCTGTGGGAAGGTGCGACGGGCGAGTTGGTACAGCCCAACTATGTGGCTAAGTGGGGTGCCGTTCTTATAATGATGTCCGAGTGGTCTCGCGAGCACTGGCAACCTGTCGATTACCCAGATGCCATCGCTGACTTCGTGCGGTTGAAGAACTATGCGGTGATCGACGGGCAACGCTATGTGATACCTCAGACGGTGTGTCCTATGGACATCCTTGGGTGCGTGGTGGGCACCGGTGACACTCCCGAAGCTGCCATCCGTAAGACCCAGCGCAACGCAGAGCAGGTGGAGGGACTTGGTATCTACTGCGTGCCTGCGGTGCTGGGAGACGCTCTCGCACACTACAACGATCTCATTGATGAAGGAGAATGAACATGGTTAAAAACCTACTGACGGGCATCATCAAGTGGCCAGCTGGCACAGCGGTCGACTGTGACACGCTCAGCCTCACCAATGGTACGGTAAAGGAGCAAGCTGACGAAGACTGGAAGGTCGAGAGCGGCGTAGTCTTGGTTGACTGGGGCAACGGCAACGTCATCTTCGTGGCGGCTGAACTTCTCACGGCGCACTGATGGTCGACATCCGCCTCGTCCAGAACCCACACTTCCCGGCACTGTCGGTGCCGGTGGACATCAACTTGCTGCCCAACGGTACTCTCGACACGAGGGATGACATCGTCACGGCAGTATTGGTGGCCTTCTGCACCGACGCACTGGCGCAGCCGAGTGATATCCTACCGGATCCTCATAGTGCAGATCGCAAGGGATGGTGGGGGGACGTGGACGCGGAGGAGATCTGGGGTGGCTGGCCAATCGGTTGGCGTGGGTGGTTGTTGAGGAGAGCCAAGATTACGGACGCCGGTGCGCGCGAAGGCGCAACCGTCACTCGCGTTCAAGACTTCCTTTTCGAGTGCCTCACACCTTTCATACAGAAGAGGATACTCACCAACTTCGACTTGATCGTGCAGCGCAATGTCCACAATCGCCAAGAGATCGATGCATTTGTCGTGCTGTACCGTCAGCAGAATGAGATCCGGTTGAAGTTTGCCATCTTTTCCAATGTGAGCTCAGTTGTTCCTGTACCTTCACCATCTAACGACGGTCCGGTCTACGTAGTCATTCTTTGAGAGGATCCAATGCCTTGGACGACGCCAACACTGAAGACGCTGCGTAAGAACGCACGAGCCTATATCATGGCGGCGTTGCCTGGCGCTGACGCATTGATCCCCAACTCAGTGCTCCGTGTTCTGGCTGACGTCAACGCTGGTCTGGCACATTTGGTGCTTCAGTTCATCGAGTGGCTCGCTACGCAGCTACTGCCAATCACCGCCACCGACATATGGCTGGATCGGTGGGCGACGATGTATCTCAAGAACTCCGACGGCTCTCGTGGTCGGAAGATGGCGTCCTTCGCTGGTGGTGTCGTGAACGCTCAGGTTGTTTCGCTTGACGGTGCAGTGATCCCGGCTGGTACAATCCTCACGTCGGCGCTTGGTGTCAACTACCAGACGATTGAGCAAGCGTCTACTAGTGTCGCTGAGACTGTTCCGCTAAATGTCGTGGCACTCACGGCTGGTGCCATTGGCAATCTAGATCCCGGCACAACGCTTGGCTTCACGACGGCAGTCACTGGTGTCCTGTTTGGTGCCACAGTAGTCACGCTCACTGGTGGGGCGGATGTAGAGACCGATGCTCAGCTTCAGTACCGTCTGCTATTGCGGCTTGCCAATCCCCCGATGGGTGGTTCGGCCAAGGACTATGAACTCTGGGCACTCGCGGTGCCTGGTGTTACTCGTGCTTGGGCTAGTCCCGAGGAGATGGGTCCCGGAACGATGACGATCCGCATCATGTGTGACTCTCTACGTGCGGGCCTCAATGGGTTCCCGCAGGGAGTAGATCTTCAGGCTGTCACTGACTACACAAACTCGGTCCGTCCCGTCACGGTCAAGGACTTCTTCGTGTTGGCACCGAATGGTGAACCGATCGATGTCACGATCTCCAATCTGGTTGTCGATGACCCGACGACTTGGTCCAACATCGAAGCTTCCATCAAGGAGATGCTGTTCGAGAAAGCGGCTCCCGCTCGAGCGGTCAACGGGATTGCCATTCCTGCCCAGACCATCTATGCTGTTTGGCTGACGGACGCGGTATTGTCTGCGGCCGGAGTGGACTCCTTCGACATTTCCGACATCAATGGTAATCCCCTGGCTGACATCGTCATGCCCAATCCGGGTGCGATGGGTGTACCTGGTGACGTGATCCACGGATAGTCTATGTCCGCACCTAAATATACAATCTTCGGTAGTAACGCTTCCTCCTCGGCGGGTGTTGTAGACAAGGCGACAGCAGTCAGCAGCTGGTCGACAGCTACTGCGCCTGGCTCGTTTGCTTCTACTGGCATTCTGGCTGCCTGCTATGGCAACGGTCTGTTCATTGTCGGTGGTGGCACGCCGGACATTGGTCCCATCGGTGCTAAGTCTGTGGACACTTCGTCGTGGTCTACTGTGGACTTCACCGCGTGGGCCATTGAAGGTGTCAACGCACTGCTCTGGGATGGTTCTCAATACATTGCGTCATCAGGTGGTCAGGACCACGCGGTAGCTACGTCTCCGGACGGGACCACGTGGACACCTCGCGCTACGTTCCTCTACTACGGTGGTGACACCAGCAACAACATTGCAGACACCTGGGGTCTGGCAGTTTCACCTGGTGGCCAACGCATCGTTGTTGCCAATTCTGGCCAGCTTAACACGTCTCCAGATGGACAGACGTGGACTCACCAGACGGTCTCGACTTGGGGCACGAGCCAAGGCAGTGATGCGATCAGGTGTGTCTGTTGGGACTACACCAATTCTCAGTGGGTTATCGCCGGTGAGAAGGGACAACTCGCTACTTCGCCTGACGGCGCAACATGGACGATGCGTACCTCTGGCTTTGCCAGTACTGACACCATTTGGGGTTTGTGCCATATTCGGTCTGCCGGACGACTGGTTGCAGTTGGTACAGGCGGCAAGATCTTCACGTCGTCTGATGGTATCTCGTGGACGCAGCGTGCTGTTGGTCTCATCTCTGCGGATATCTTATTCGCCTTCTTTGCACGAAATTCCGTAACTACCGCGGACGAAGTCGCGTTCATTGGTGGTAACGCCAGCTTGTTCTATTCGTCCACGGACGGCATTACGTGGACAGCGAGAACGGTCTCATCTACCACTGGTCAGGTCAAGGTCGCAGCTTACGTTGCTCCTGCTGCTCCGGCTGCTCTCACCGCTACTGACCTGACTACTGCAGCGGCTGCGGTTGGACCAGCGAGTGGCAGTTCCAATCATTCGCTTACGGCAACAAACTTGGCTGGTGGTGCGGCTGGCTTTACTAATCCACATATCAACCAGACGCATGTCCTCACCGCAAACGATATTGCTGGTGGTGCAGCTGCGTTTGGTACACCGACGGTCACGCTGGTTCAAGTCGTTGCCGACGCGACGTCATTGGCCACCGGAGCGGCGTTCCTCGACACACCCAGTCTAGACACCACGTATCCGTTCGGTCGTCTAGATCTCACTACAGATGCAGCTGGCTTTGATACACCAGCGTTGACCACCAACTATACCTTCACGGCGACGTCGCTTGCCACTGCTGCGGCTGGTCTTGGCACTCCATCTATCCTGAACATCAATTGGTCTCTTCATGCCCAGAACATTGCTTCGGGTGACGCGTTCCTCGGTGCTCCTGGCTACACTACCAAGTATGCGTTATTGGCGGAGGACATAGCGACATCGTCCTCTGGCGTGCTTCAGCCACCCAATTTCTCGATCCTGGTGTCGCTCTCGGCTCGGGACCTAGTTACTGGTCCGTCCGTTGTCGAGCAAGTGTTTTTCTACCAGACCAACCTGATCATGGCGTCTGGTATTCGTCACGACCAGAGTGATTACTGGGAAGCCTTCAGCGAACTTCGCCCTCAGGGTGTTGCCTGGCCGCGCGATCCCGACTCTGCTCAGATGAAGTTGCTGTTAGGGATGGCTGGTCCGTGGGGCAATGAGATCACCACCGCAGCTGACACGTTCTTGGCTATCGAGGCATTTCCGCCGACCTCGGTCAATCTACTGCCCGAGTGGGAGCAATCGTTCGGTCTACCGGACAAGTGTCTAAAGCTGCCACCGAATATCGTGGCTCGGCACGACGCCATCATTCACCGCATGACGCTCGATGGTAGTCCCTCGCGCGAGTTTTTGATATCAGAAGGACTTTGGGTAGGATACGAGATCCAGATACGCGAGCACTCACCATTCATCTGCGGTATCTCACAGTGTGGAGACACCACTGGCTTTCTCAATCCAGATGATCCAGACTACTCCAGGTGGGAACTAGGTGCTGAGGAAATCCGGTTCACCTGGACCGTGAACATCCCGGCGATCTATCTGATGGTGGCTTCCGACGTGGAGTGCATCCTCAATCGGTACAAGCCTGCCCACACAGACATCTACTTCAACTTTGCTCCGTTGGATGACCAACTCAAGGTTCTCTCGTTCGGCACCGCGCCTGCGCTTCTTGGTCAGCCAACATTGACACCACACTAGGGGTTAATAGATGTTCTACAATCCACCGTTCAACACACCTCCGGACAGCCATTATGTGAACGCTCAGCCTCAGATTGGTCTGCGTGGCTCGTCGGTTCCGGGACTAGCCATCGAGGAGCCTCAGCGCGAGATCATCAACGCCATCCTCAATGACGGTGGCTTTCTAGCGGATGGCGTTACGCCTGCGCTTCCGCCAAACCACAACGATCTGTTTCAG